AGTTAAAGCCATTTTATGACTCCTTATGTTATATTTTATTAAAATTAAAGTTAATAGACATGACGGAGTCCAAGGTTTCCCTTCCGACTTTCTAACGTGAAAGTGTACGATTTTGGTAGCGGGTATCGGATTTGCACCGATGATCTCAGGGTTATGAACCCCGTGAGATTACTTCTTCTCCAACCCGCGATAATTGGTCCGAATACAATGATTTGAACATTGGACTTCACCGTCCCAAACGGTGCGCTCTACCAAACTGAGCTATACTCGGAATGTCCTGCGTTAATCACCCCTAAGTGCTTTACGCTCTTTCAGTGTTAGGTTGTTAAAGGCCTTCTCAGACATCTTAGAGATGTTAACCTCATCAGGGTCTACCTTACTGCCTCTTTTACCCGTAGTAACGTTAGGTTGTGCATTAGAGGCCTTAGCTGCTTTCTTACGAGCACGTACCTTCTTCTTGTTACCTAACGACTGCTTGACTTCTTTCTTCTCTTCATACATTGGTGAGACTTTAGTAACTGCTAGTTTTAAAGCATCACTCTTAGTCTTTCCTGCTGCAACATATCCTGCTAAAAGCGCATTGACAGTATCAACAGCTTCATTGTTATAATCATCAGAATCAGCATCTAAGAAAGCATATTCTCCTTCTAACTTAACTACTAAGTTATCAAATTTAGCACTTTCAATTTCAGCTTTAGAACTTGAGGTAGCTTTTTCTGTAGTAGAATCTTCAACCTCTTTAATCAACGCTACAATCTCTTTCTTTCTTTCAGCATCAATAGCTACTCTTAAAGCAGACGCTTTAGATGTATCACCCTCTATTAGAAATGAGGCATAATTCTCCTCTGCTTCACTAAAGTTGTATACTTCTACCCTCTCTTCTTTTACTGCTGATTTGGGGGTTGAGGATTGTTCAATCAGTTTTTCTAATTGTTCTTCTAACCACATGCTTCTTTCTTTTTCAGCTTCTCTCTGAGCTATGACTTCATTTAATCTAGATCTTGGAATAGTAGATTCTTCTTCTTCATCTTCGAGATCATCCCCATCTTCATCATCATCAGATTCTGACTCGTCTTCTTCCTCACCTGACTCATCTTCATCTCCTGATCCTGACTCATCGGATTCATCATCTTCTACCTCATCGCCTCTGTCAATCTCATCTTCAAGTTCTTCTTCGTTATCCACATCTTCAAGTTCTTCTTCGTTATCCACATCTTCATATTCTTCAGACATTCTATTACCTTTATTATTTTTACGCTATAATCAGCTATTACCTTGCTAACGTGCAAGTAAACGAGTAGTTATTTAAGGTTAACTAATCTTATATTACTAATTCAAAATGTAACAAGTCGTCAAACTTATTATCTTTTACTTCAGTATCTCTATTCCAATCACCACCCCATCGTAACCTAATACCTCTACTAGCCGCTATGCCTAATACATATCCAGCAAAGAGATTAAACCTCTCTCTGTCATTCCAATTAATGGGATATGGTGCAGCATCAACTGCGAGAGAAGGAGAAGTGTTATGTTTACTGTTGGGGTATTTAACCTTAGATCTTCCAGAGACATAGTGATCATCCTGTTCTTCTTTAGTTCTATATCCCGTAACAATAATGCAGTCAAAGTGTTTAATCACTTCATTAAAGACTTCTTGCAGTTCCATATGAGTCTGCGATAGTTTCTTCTTACTTTGTTTAGAAAAGTTAGGCATTTAATTCTCCAAGCCTAGTTTGAGAACCCTCCTGATCTGTTGTTACCTCTGGAACGTTCTGTTCGTCAGGTTCCACGGAGGTCGTTTGACCAGATTGAATAGTACCCATTAGCGCGTCTAATATAGGAGCTAGGCTAGGGTTCTCAGTAATCATTGAAGCTACTTCCGCGGCTTGTTTAAGTGTTTTAGACTCTTGCTCTTTAGCTTCATTTTCAGTCTTCTCATTTTGAACCCTGATAGCTTCGATACTAAGTCGTTGTTCTTCCGCTTGAAGACGTTGTTGCTCTTCTGATGGAGTCTGTTCTATCTTCCTAGCTATTTCATTTTTACGAGAAAGTGTACTCATTCTAACCATTTCATCATCTGGTATTTCAACCCCGAACTTACGCATTTCAATCGCCTGACTGAATTGTGCATTTTGAAATGTTATTTGAGTAGGTACATCAGCAATAACAACATCATATTTACCTACTGACACATCATTAATAAGACCTTCTGGCCCTTCTTTATTAATAACCACCTCTTCCTGTTCTTCTTGCCCTTGTGCGTCCTGTCCAGTTATAACGAGAGTTCTCTCTTCTGTATAAAAGGACTGAATAAGGTCTAATATCTTTTCAGCTACCATGTTTCTAGTACGGAAAAGATTATCAATTGGTGCTGCTAATTGTACAGCAGCTTGTTGTACTCTTGATTGAATTGCAGTACCACTCACTTCTGGTCCTTTACCACCCTGAAATGTTTCTGATACTCCTGATATAAGACGTATTAAGTCTACACCAGATGTTACTAAATCTTTAAGACCTGTTGGAATACTATTAGGTTCTATCTTAATAGGTGCCGGTCTACCTTGTTTGTGTTCTAATACTAATCCTGTTTGACTCCCTACTGATTCTAAGTCTTCAACATCCATATTAGTCAATACACTTTCTTCTAATATCCAACCAGAGTTAGCTGTAGTGTTTACTGTATGAAGAATTTGAGAATAGACTTTGTTAAGCATCTCTTGTGTTTTAATAAGATTATCTACTAACCCTATTGTTACCCCTCTTCTAAAGTAGGGAAAGTAAGGAATAATTGTAAAGGTATCATAAGGACTCCATTCGTCATGTAATGCGATATCTTTAGTACTAACTACCCATCTTATTCTTTTAGTAACTCGTTTAATAACTTCAGCACCAGTGCTTTTAGCCAATCGTTTGGCCTCTTCAAACTTCATAGTATCTGGTACAGGTGTTAAATCTCCTGACTCTAGGTCTAGAAAGAATGATCTATTTTGAAGCTTCCAATACTGTCTACTAATCAATTTAATATGTTTAACACCTATGCTATCTGTGTAAAATGATGAGTAGTTGTTAATTGTTCCAAACTTGTTTCTATCTGCTGTTTGATCTGATGTACCGAAATCAGGTTCATCTTCCATAAATCCTTGAATCTTTCTCCAAACACCAAGTCCATATGTCTCTTTGATATCATCAAATGACATCCAACTTGTAACCATAACATCTGACCAATCGGCTGGGTCATAGCTTTTAGAATCAGGATCAGGGATAACGTCTAAAGGATCTAAGGATGTTATCTTAATGTCACCATATATGTTATCATTGAAATCCATGCGAATATCGAAGTATCCACGTTGTTGAATAAGTCCGTCTGAAAATACTTGTGATTCAAGCCAAGGAAATTTATTCTGATCTACTATAAACATTGCAAGTTTAGACAGTATATCTGAAATACCTTGATCATCTACTTCTCTAGGTTTGTATGCAATATCCATACGACTTTGAGTTTGATATCCTATCACAGTGTTGATTGTAGAGAATATAATGTTCTCTTCTAACCAAGGTTTACCATCTTCTTCTAGAGCTTTTTTAGTAGCATCATCCCATTGTTTACCACCACCTAGATAAAAGTTCTCACATAGCTTTGCTTGTTCTTGGTATTCCGTATGTCCTCGATCAACGCTTTCACTGTATCTATCCCAGTTCTGGCGACCTAGTTCCATCATTTTTTGTAATTTAGTCATGAAGCTTTCCAATTTTTAGTCGATATGAGTTTGGCATTCTTCCTCATAAATTCATTTTTAAATGATCTACTCCTAGGCATTGTGATACCTATCGCCATGTATCTGAAAGAATCAGATGGATCACTTGCCCAGTCGTGTACTGGTTTATTCTTATATTCTTGTTTCTTTTCATCATACTCTTTATGATAATTCCGTAACCCGTCAATTCCGTCTGCACACTTAATCTTATCAAAATAACATGCTGGTAAAACCATTCGTACAGCGTTAATGCCATCCTCAACACTTATCTTCTGTATGATATTAACTCTAACACCTTTAAACAACTCTTCAGCAACCTCTAGTCTAGTACGACCTGTACCAAACTCTGTGTTACCCATATCGTGAGGAAAGTTATGACTTTTATAGACATACGGCTTCTGTTGTAACTTCTTGACATAATGAGATATTCCTTTACCATTACTCTTATAGTAATCTATCACATGTATTACATTACCCTTCGTCTGGGTGAACCATATACATGTATTATCCCCAACTCCTATGTCCCACCATGTTTCGACAGGAGATGAATGGTCGAAAGGAACCTTACCCACCCTTCCTTCAGCCTCAGCGGCCTCAATCATAGAGAGGTAATAGAACCCTTGTGCATTAGCAGTCCAAGAACAATTATGAACAACTACAGAGTTTACAGTATAACTGTTTTCTTCAGCAACTTCTAAATTGTAAACAACTCCGTTATAATCAAACTCTTCGATACTTTTAATTTTAGTTGAGTAATTATATTTATGTTTCTTTATATATTTAGAACTAATACTATTATTACCTCTAACATCATATGCAGTATTTAAAGATACTTCTCTATTTAATATGAACCCCTTAGATTTAGATTCTATTTCTCTTACTCTCATTTTATAACCTAGAGAGTTACCTAATAATTGTACTTGATATGCTAATGTTTTTGAAATAGTACTATAAATATATTCATTTTTATATATACACCCATCGCCTTTTATCAAATTATTAAAGACAAGTTCTTCATGTCCGTTTATAATATGTGGAATCTTTTTATTTAAACTTCCAGAACCACAATTAGATATTAAAAACTCTCTTAAGTCTCTAGAACAAATAGTTACATTCCTAGTATTATTTTTTATATTATCATAGAAGGTAGTTTCTAATCCAAATTCATTGAACACTTTCTCTTTTAACTCTAAAGCTATATCACCTTCTTTAGATAAATTCAAAGTAAATTGAACAGTGTTTTTACCACAAGATCCTTCTGTAATAAACCAAGAAATTATAAATGCTAAATCTTTAGATATAGTAGATATTTTACTTAATAAAGGTTTAGGCATTGTTAATCTGTCTGAAGATATTAAATCCTCTGCCTTTTTCCATATATTATTAACACCATCATTACAAACTCTAAAAGGATGATTTGGTGTGCAGTAAATAGGTTTATTATTTCCTATTATTTTAATCTGTAATATCTTACCTCTATAATCCCTTTCTAAAACACCTTTAACTCGTCTATATGAATTACCATGTGTTAATACTAAATCTTTATTACAAATCTCTGATATATCTTTTACACCATCTATTGTTATAATATCGGAAAGATGGGGAAGAAAACAATAAAACTCTTGTTTAATCATATCTTCGGACATGCCAGATTCTCTTTCTTCTTGTATGGACTCTTGTGTTATAATAGGGTTTCCTTCCCAATCAAAAGTGTCATCTACAGTTAAGAATTGAGTGAACCACTTCTGGTTCTTTACAGCATTCTTATACATCTCATAGAAATGATTCTTACCATTAGGTGTACTATTAAATATTGACCACCCACCGTTCTCTGCCAAAATAGGTCTAATAAGATTATAAGCTTTTGGGTTGTGAAATGCAAACTCTGAAAACACACAACCTACAGGGTTTGAACCCCTTACTTTATCAAACTTGTCAGTACCTATTAATTGTATGATTGAACCGTTTACCAACTCAACTTTCATATCTGTTGAATTCTTACGTTGTATAATTATTTCAGGTATGTGGTCCATAAATTTAAAACCCGAACCATCTACACCATCCCAAATAACCCTTCTAGCTTGGGCAAACTCAGGAAAGAGATAATAATACACACCTCTACGTTCTAATGCTTTTTTAATCAGAAGGTTAAACATTGACTTGTCCTTACCGGCCCTTCTATGCCAAACTGTAACAGCTCTTTTGAATCCTGAATCTAACGCTTTGAATAAGTCTTTTTGGTAAGGTCTTGGTTTGTAATCATATGGTATTGTTATTTCAGTCATATTCCTTTATCTCTATAAAACATATTAGACCCGATGAGAGGGGGGTAAGTTCAATCTTTCTTAT